CATCTACTGGACCCCAAACGAATCGACCTGCATATGCACCTGAAGAAGTAGCAACAGCAGGAATAATGTTTGTAAAGTCAAATTCTTTGATTTCTACGCCTGGACTAAGTTGGAATCCCATGTGTGTCTCCTTTGGTCAAACAGAAGTTTGGAATGGTTCTGCGCTTGTATTTATGCCTACTCTTACTTTCAGAAAAGGCATTCACCACATGGTATTGTCATCGTCAGCCACTAAGCCGTCATCAATCATTCCGAACGGGGTCAAGTCTTCTTCGATCCTTTTGATCTGATCTTCGTAGATCAATCTACGGATATCTATGTTTGTGAAATCCTTGAAGTATGGTTGAGAAGTCATCCATGCAAACAGAACAAGGGTCATTACCAAGTCATCGTGATAGCCAGGTTCTGCTTCAAATGTGTCGCCTTTGGACACAAATGTGGCGAGTTCGCTGATGATATCAAAGTCTTCCACCAACAGTTTGTCCTCTTCGATCAGAGATTTCAGAACCGAGCATCCTACCTTTTTCACGGGATGGGTGGTTTTCACCCCCAACTGGCGTTTGCCAACTCCGAAGTTCGACAGTACCTGACCACCTCGGCCTCGCACGGTGGTATTCAGTAGATTCTCGCATTCCAAGTCTTCGTGCAAAATTGTGGCAACTTGCTCTCCAATATCGTTCAGTTCCACCAATACACTGGCATTATTGTAATCTTTGGCAATTTTGTCGATGATAGTTGGCAGAATCAGATGCGACATGGAGTTGTTGCGAAACTTTGCAACCAATCGATATGGAGTCTGAGTCACATCCATCACCGTGATGGCATGATAATCTGATCCACCGCCGCGTGAGGTGTCTACCACTACGGCGTAGATATGATCTGGCTTTACTGCTTCATACACATCCATACCGTCTAGAGTTTTCTGTATGGGTCGGCGCCACGGCAGTGTTTTCAGTTTCTTGACATCAATCAAGGTATGAAGCGATCCCACAAACTCGCACTCAAACTCTACACGGAACTGGTCTTCGCTTGTGTTTGCAATGGTCTGCGCTTTCCATTTGTCATCTCGTCCAGGCACATCGCTCCAATGGATTTCAACAGGCACATATGCATTGGTCTTTTCTTTGGCGCCGATCCATAACCGATAAAACAGATTCAATCCTTTCGGAGTGGATACAATCAACACCTTTGATGTTTGACCGCTGGCGATGGTGGGATACACAGACGAGAAGAAATCTTCTGCCAGTTCATGTGGCACATATGCAAACTCGTCAAGAATAATCAGGTTGAACGATCCACCACGAATAGCAGATGAAGAAGTAGCAGACGCAAGAATCTTGGAACCGTTTTCCAGTTCAAGAGAACCTTTGTTCCAACTCACGATGCCCTGTTGTAACCATTTAGGCAAATACTCGTATGCTGTTTTGAGTCTACCTAGCAGTTCTCGTGCAGTCTGTAGTTTGTTTGCAAGCAGCGCCACATTGGTTGTGGGGTTGAATAGAATGTACCACATAGCATATGCCAGCACCGTGGTTGACTTACCGCTCTGACGCGGATACTTGCAAATCACAAACCGATTAGAGTGTACTGTTCGCAACAAGTCTTGCTGAAATTGCCAGGGTTCAAAGGATTGAAGTCCTTTGTCAAGCGTCACGATGCGAATATACTTGGTGATGAAGTATATTGGGTCTTCGCTGCATTTCATGTACTCTGCAACTTGTTCGGGAGTGAACGGAACAGCGGTGTTTGCCGCCTTCAGATTGGGATTACCAAGATAGGTATTTTCCTGTCGCAGAGTCATGCTTTACTCACTTTGGTCTTCAAGTCGCTTGCGCTGTTCTTCCTTTTGTAGTTTCAGATATTCTTGCAGGTCTTTGGTGCTGCCCAAATAGATGGCATTGTTTGTGATGCTTTGTGCGGTTTGCTTTTCGTGTGCTGCCACATGACGAATATCTTTTACTCGCTTATGCAGATCAATGAGATTGCTATTCGCGTCCGCAATCTGACGCATGATGATGGCAGCAACTTCGTATGCGCGGGGAGATTCTCCTTCACTGGCAACTTGCAGAATACCATCAAGCGCAGATTTACCCACATCAATGAGGTCTTTCAGATTCTTGCGAACTTCGCTGTAGTCATTCGCTGCATGGGGGTCTTCTTGCGCCAGCGGATGCTGCGCTTCAGGAACTCGTGTTGTGATCGCTTTTACTGACTTTTCGATGGGCACAATATCATTCTCAATGCCTAGAACCGATGCAAGTTTTTCATCTACTATTTTGGTTGGTTCCATGTTTACGCTCCTGCATTCCAACTTGGATCAATGTCTTCAAACAATTCTATGTCTCGCCAAACATCGTATGCAGTACCCGTTAGAGAAAGTGGCGCATTGGGTCCCGTAGTTCCTTCCTCAACGGCACGATCCCATATTCTTACAAAGTCGCGGGTTGATGTTCTTGGTTTTCCGATGTCGGAAATATCATGTACAGCAGTTTGTGTTTCTAGTATAAATTTTGTATCGCGTAGAGGACCTATGATGTATCCTTTCACATTAAATGACATGGTGTACATCATAGTTCTGACAGAATCATAGTTTCCTTCATAGTCATCTTCCCAACCAACTGAGGTGAGCGTGATTGGCAGGTCTATCTTTTTGTCCATGTCTGTGAAGTTGATACTGACCGTGTATGACGGAGTGAAGTACGGAAGAATTTGCTCGACTATTCTGAGTCCGTTGTCCATTGTATCCGGCATAATATACAACTCAAATGTGAATGTGTACGGAACTTCTGCAAATCGATAAACCTTTTGATAGTCTGCGGTAGGCGCGCTGCTATCGCGCACCTTTTTGGTCATGGTTGTGCGTTTACGCCCACTATCATATTCCCAACTGGTTAAAGCAAATCCCAAGCGAGGCAAAGTCATGTTGAAAGTCTGACCACTTTCCATTTTGCTTTCTGAAAGGCGTCTAATCCATTTTTGCTTGGGAGCATATGTAAGAGGAATGCGTTGCGGTGGGTTATTTGCAGAGTCGCTGATATACAGATTGTTGAACAGAGAACCAAATGCAACAACTGTTTTGCGAACACATTGATGGTAAAATGGATTATTGCCGTTGAACATTAGGTGTTCTCGCTAAATGGATTAGTTTCGGTAAAGTCTACAATTTGATCCAGTTCAATTTCAAATTCTGCATTTTGATTCACCGTACTATTGGGCGGGCCAACCAAAATATTAGTTGTTGTCTGTGTAGAGTAAGACCATGATGCTCCCGAGTTAGTACCGACAATAGGAGTTGGACTAGCAGTAAACACACCCACTACTCGCTCTAATCTTAACACAGCAAGCGTCATACCTGATGGTGGAGTCCAGTTTAGCACCTTGGCAGATGCAGTTCCTTGCGTTACCGTTTCTCCAATAGCATAGGTTCCTGATCCAGTTACAAGAGTCACATCCAACGCCATTTCAGCATATCCTTGTTCAATCCCAGTTCCTGCGGTGTCAATCTCTGTGTTATCTGTCTCGAATGTATCACCGGCAGAAGTTGCAAGTTCGCAAGAAATACTGTACACATAGTTCTTGCCGAACTGATAAAAAGGTTTCTCGTGTTCAACAAATTTAATCTCAAAGATTCCTTTGGACATGGGGAAGTATATCAGGTCACCCTCTCTCGGCCTCTCTGCATTATTTCCAGGCGGCATGCCCCCCGTGATTCCGCTGAACTCTTGTTTCCATCTGCGCTTGCTTACCACCAGTTTCATACTGTCACGCACTTCTAGTCCAAACTTGGCGATGAAGTCACCTTCTCCCTCGAATCCATCTACGCTTTCCACATACATCTCAATCGGTTTACCAATCTTATAGACGGATGGTAGCGAATCTTCTCCAAATACCGTATCAATCTCAGGAGATTCACGGAATAGATACACAACCTCATGTCCGTGCATTTTGATGGTTTCAACCACCAAATCTTCCACAAGAGTTTGTTCGCTCCGTTCGTATTTGGAGAAGTACGGATTTAGTGCCATGTTATCCTACCAAAAAATCAGGCGGAAGTTCAAAGGATGCTCGCATTTCAGATTCCAGTTTGTCTGCTTCCTCTTTTGCTGCTTCAGCGATTGCCTTCCCGTCAAATGTCACTCCTCCAGGCAACTGGATTCCGCTGTACTTGGACAGATTCTGTCCCCATTGCATCTTGACCAACGCCGTTGCGTACTTCTTTAGAAAGTGATTGTCATAGATGTCAGCATAGTCGGCAGGATTAACCTGCGAGTACACTTCAAATATCAGATTAGTGCCAACAGGAAAATCAACATCCCACTCAGCATCAATGAACAGTTGGTTGGTGATTCTGTTCCATCTGATTTGCTTTTCTGGCTCAAGCATCTGCTGAATCAAAGATAATCTTTGCTGAACTACCGTCCAGTTTGCAAGATCCATTGCAATCAGACTGTTAAAGTCTTGCAGACTGTACTGGTATCTGACACCAAATACAT